CATCTGGTAAAACTACAAAGATGTTGTACACATCTACACCAAACGGACTGAATCACTTCTATAAGACTTGCATAGGTGCGAAAGAAGATACTAATTGCTTTGAGTATGTTGAAGTTCCTTGGCAAAGAGTGCCTGGTCGAGACAAAGCGTGGCAGAAAGAGACACTTGCCGCAATGGAAGGTGATACACAGAAGTTCTCACAAGAATTTGAGTGTGGATTTCTAGGATCATCAGGCACACTTATCGAGGGAGGAAAGCTAAAGAGCTTAGTAGCTAGAAATCCTCTTGCTCAAACACAGCATATGAAAGTGTATGAAAGACCAGTGAAAGATCACACATACTGCTGTATCGTAGATGTCGCCAGAGGCAAAGGATTAGACTACTCAGCTTTTCAGATTATCGATGTCACTGAGATGCCATATAGGCAGGTTTGTGTATTTAAAGATAATATGATAACGCCTATCGACTACGCTGAAATCATATATAGAAGTATAAAGAGTTATAATGAGGCTTACACATTAGTGGAAGTCAATGATATAGGTGAGCAAGTCTCAGAAGTATTGCATTACGAATTTGAGGTAGAGACACTCATGTTCACAGAGTCCGCAGGTAGATCAGGTAAAAGAATATCTACAGGATTCTCAAAGAAAGCAGATAAAGGTATTCGAACAACAAAGGCAGTCAAGGCAGTCGGATGCAATATGCTCAAGATGTTAGTTGAACAAGATCAACTGATATTGAATGACTTTGACACAATAAACGAACTATCTACATTTTCTAGAAAAGCTAATTCTTATGAAGCAGAATCTGGTTGCCATGACGATTTAGTTATGGGATTAGTGCTATTTGCTTGGATGACAGATCAAATGTTCTTCAAAGAAATCACTAACATAAACACAGTAAATGCGCTCAGACAGAGAAATGAAGAGGAGCTGGCTGAAAGTATGATGCCCATCGGATTCAACGCATATGACACAGATACAGCCTCTCCTACACTGACCTCGGTATCGGATGACGATAATAGCTGGCTTCAATAGCTAAGTTCTGTTTATTATAAATATAGAAATAGAAAATAAAACAAGTTTGTAACTTACAAAATTAACAAGGAGAAATCAACAATGGCCTTTCAAACAAGTCCAGGTATTAACGTAAGCGAAATCGATCTTACAAATAGCACTCCAGCTGTTGGAACAACCGAAGGCGCAATCGCAGGCGTATTTCGATGGGGTCCTACAAACGAGAGAGTTTTAATCACTTCAGAGCAAGAGCTAGTTAGTCGTTTTGGTGCACCATCAACTAGGTACACTAACTCGCCAGCTAACACACTAACATGGACAAACCATGAAACATTTTTAACTGCCGCTAACTTCTTAGGATATAGTGATGCACTTTATGTGGTTCGTGCAGACGCCGTCGGCTTAGTAGCAGCTACCGAAACATTCGAAAACTTTACAGCGAAGTATAAGGGCGAGCTAGGTAACTCAATAGCAGTGTCTCACTGTGTTAACGGATCATTTGATGCAGCGGCATCTGTAGGTACATTAGCAATTGATTCCAGTAGCGCATCAGGAGTAATCAACGGATTAACTAAGGCGGAAGCAGACGCAATTTTAGTAGGAGATTCTATTACTCCCACTCATGCCACATCAAACAAGCAGCGTCTTACGATTTCCACAGTATCGGTTGGTGGAGGTGACGGCACACCAGATGCAGTTATCAATTTAGATGCAGATGTTGATCTTGATGCAACTGCGGCCTACAGTGCTTCAGGTATCATCACAGAATTAGAAGATGGTGTTACATCAGTACAGTCTAGTGTTATTTCACTTGGTAGTGATAACGCTATTGAAACTGGTGATGCTGTTAAAATCGATCTTAATGGTTTTAGCACAACAACAGTAACATTTGCAGATGCAACTACAGGATCACTAGTAGACGAGCAAACTTACTTTGCAATCAGAGTAAATGACGGTACAGATACTCTTGCCGACAGGGGTAAACTACTGGATGGCGGAACTACAGGAACAATTAAATTAGCATTAACTTATGCTGATGCGATTAATCACACTGATGACGCACCTAAAAACATCAAGTTTATTGGTAAACCTACTGCTGATGATTCTGTATATAAGCTTTACCGATACGATAAAGTGTTATTAAACGTTACTTTCACTAGTAGATATACAGGTCACACCTCTCTAACTTCTTCTAATGGAGCATTCACTACTCAGTGGGGCGATGCAGACTTATTTGATGCTCAGCCTACTTTAGGCAAAGCTCACGTTGTAGTCAAAGACGCTGATGGTAAAATCACAGGCACAGTAGGCTCTATCATCGAAAAATTCGATGATCTTTCAATGACGCCTGGCACCAAGAGCTTTGATGGAACATCCAGCTTCATCACTGACGTACTTGAGGCATCTTCTAATTGGATTAAATTGAGTGTCGTTAACTCTACGCTAACTGGACATAAATCTCAGCAGGTATTAACAACTGGCGCTGACGGTTCAGACGAAGACGATGTTACTCTAGGCGATCTGGCTACAGCATACGATCTATTCAGCGATGCGTCAGATGTAGATATCTCGTTTGTATTACAAGGTAAAGCTAAAACTCATGCTCTCGCAAACTACATTATCGATAATATCGCTGAAGTCCGTAGAGACTGTGTAGCGTTCGTATCTCCTGAATTGACTGACCTAACTCCACAAGATATCGTAGATTGGGCAGCTTCCGTAACCGCAAGCAGCTATGCTGTCTTGGATAGCGGCTACAAGTACCAATATGACAAGTATGGTGATGTATATCGTTGGGTTCCATTGAATGGCGACATCGCTGGACTATGTGCTAGAACAGACGATCTAAGAGATCCTTGGTTCTCTCCTGCTGGATACAATCGAGGCAACGTTAAGAATGTTGTTAAGCTACGAGTCAATCCTAACAAAGCTCAAAGAGACTTGTTGTACAAGAATGGGATTAACCCAGTTATCACTCAGCCTGGTCAAGGTACAGTGTTATTTGGCGACAAGACTTATTCGGGCATATCAAGCGCATTTGATAGAATCAATGTTCGTAGATTGTTCATCGTTCTTGAGAAGACTATCAGTCAAGCAGCTAAATCAACATTATTTGAGTTTAACGATGAGTTCACTAGAGCCACATTTGTTAACTTAGTTGAACCGTTCCTTAGAGACGTTCAAGGTAGACGTGGCATATATGACTTTAAAGTAGTTTGTGATACATCAAACAACACAGGTCAAGTGATTGACACTAACCAATTTGTTGGCGATATTTATATCAAGCCAGCACGTTCTATCAACTTCATCCAGTTGAACTTTGTCGCTGTTAGATCAGGCGTAGAGTTCTCTGAGATCGTTGGTGCGGCTTAATAAATAATACAACAAACAAGGAGAAATAAACAATGGCTTTCAACATCAATGAAATTAAAAGCCAACTGACCTTCGGGGGTGCCAAAGCATCCCTGTTCCAAGTAGCGATTACAAATCCTATTAATGGAGCAGGCGATCTTAAAACACCGTTTATGGTGCAAGCGGCAGCGATTCCAGAAGCGACAATTGGAACAATCGAGATTCCATACTTTGGCCGTAAGGTTAAAGTTGCAGGTGACAGAACATTCGCTGAATGGACTGTAACTATCATCAATGATGAAGACTTCCTTATTCGTAATGCTATGGAAGAATGGATGTCTGCAATCAACTCTCATCAGGGTAATGTGTCTCAAGCTCTAACCGCATCTGAATATAAAGCTCAGGCGCAAATTACTCAGTACTCAAAGTCTGGTGCGGGACTAAGAACATACAACTTTAACGGGTTGTTTCCAACTAGCATAGCTGCAATCACCACAGACTGGGGCACAACTGATGACATCGAGCGATTCGACGTTACTTTCCAGTACGATTGGTGGAATGTCTCTGGTGGTATCACCGGTGACGGCGGCACAAACGTATAAACTTGATAACTATAATATGGGGAGAGTACCCCTCTCCCCTAATTAAAGGATAAACTATGGCTGAATTATTTGGATTTTCTATAAAGCGTAAAGGCTCGGAAGAGAATATTAATATTCCTTCTTTCGTGCAAGCTAATACTGACGATGGCTCTATTGATATAGCAGCTACCGGTACGGCTGCTAGTAGCTATTTAGACCTAGCAGGAACAGCACGATCAGAAGCAGAAATTGTACAGAAATATAGGTCTATGCTAGAGCAACCAGAGATTTCGCAAGCGGTTGATGATATTGTGAATGAGGCTATCAGCATAGCGTCTGATCAAAAAGTAGTCGAATGTGTTACAGATGACGTTGATCAGCCAGATAATATTAAGAAAAGAATTAGAGAAGAGTTTGATACGGTTCTTAGACTTCTAGACTTTTCTTCTACTGGATATGATACGTTTCAAAAGTGGTATGTTGACGGAAGAATAAACTATCACGTTATGATTGATGTAAAGCAGCCCAAGAAAGGCATTCAAGAGTTGCGCTATATTGATCCAAGAAAGATTCGCAAAGTTAGAGAGTTTGATGATAAGTCCCAGACTGGCAACGGTCAAGACAACAGATTTCTGACAAAGCAGGTCAAGAATGAGTACTATATCTATAGCGAAAAGGGATTCCTCAGTAGCGTTAGTGGTTCTCAGTCTACACAGCAAGGAGAGTTAGCAGGACTTAAGATAGCAACAGACTCAATAGTTCACGCTAATTCCGGTCTACTGAATGAGTCTAACACACTTATCATCTCTAACTTGCATAAGGCAATGAAGCCTTTGAATCAGTTGAGAATGATGGAAGATGCTGTAGTTATCTATAGAATATCTAGAGCACCAGAACGAAGAATTTTCTATATCGATGTGGGTAATCTGCCTAAGATGAAAGCAGAGCAATATCTACGAGATATGATGACTAAGCATAAGAATCGCTTGGTTTATGATGCCGCTACAGGTGACGTTAAAGATGATCGCAGACATATGAGTATGACTGACGATTTCTGGTTACCTAGAAGAGAGGGTGGAAAGGGTACTGAGATCACTACATTGCC